TTGTGATACTGCATTAACGAAAAGTTGGTCTGATAATAATTTCCCAGTGTGTTATGAGAGAGGATCATCAAAAAAAATCAGACATTCCTTCCAGTGTGATGGTGTCTTCCTGTCCGCATCCCTTACATTTGTATGTGAAGGTGTGTTTCAATTTTGGCATCGTATTGACGAATTCCATGATCTTACCGAATTGCGAGCTATTCAACGACTCGATGAACGAGATGGCGTCATCGATGTTATCTGGCTCATAAACATTCTCATTGTCATAAACACACAATACACATTTGGCCAACATCTCAAATTCGTCTTTACCTTCCGTGATAGACTTCACATCGTTCACATTTGGATATCTCATCTCAATACCAAGTCGCTCATCGAGCTGTATCTTATTGGTATGTTCAGAACTCTTTTCTACTTTGACTTGTTCTAGATTTATTTCTACTGGAGTAACTGCTTCGCAAGCAATACCCTGATAATTCACGCCTCCAGTATGACGATATTCAAGTTTCACTATCTCACCGATGGACTTAGCACGAATGTTCAGGAATAGATATTCCAGATCAAAATATGGAATCCTATTCACGTCGACATCTTCGGTGCAAGCATTGATCACGTCTTTGACCGAATCAATCATAGACAAGGGATCTTCAGACTGAGCAGCCATCAATAGTGACTTTTCTTCTTTCACCAAGAATGGTCTAAATTGTATTCGTTTACCAGACGAAGGTAGTTCCAGACCAAATCTAGGTGTTGCAATCTTAGGTAATGCCATAGTTTACTCCATTATTATGATCAACGACGCACTCTATTATTCTTCTCCATATAAGACAACATTCTATCTCCAAACGATTTATTCAGCTCTACGCTAAAGCGATATCGCATCTCCACTTGAAGTTTTGCATAACCTTCATCTCCCCACGACATCTGTATGTCATGCACGGAGATGGGATATGCTTCTTCTAAGATTATCTCATTATGGATGGTATATTCGCCACCCTTCGTAGATACCTCACCTTTACCAGGATTTATCGGATAAGAGTATTGTATGATCTTGACAGTGCCAATACCATCTTGATAGTATTTCGTATCAAAAGGTGCTGGATAAGAATTTCTTTCATAATTCGTGCGATAATGTCCCACGAAGAAATCTTGCCAACGCATGAACACCTCGCGCTCGCGCATGTCCTTTGATAGAATGATGCTGAGCGTGATCGGTTGTTGAGTGAATCTATATGGAATCGCGCGAGTTGGACCGTGATAGTTCTGATCTAACGTCTGCAGATTTCTACCTGGCATGTTGAGAGACTCGATACGGAATCGCATTCCCTCGTCTAGACCAAATCTCTGAAGCACACCTCCTTGACCTTTATAAGATCCAGGACCCCCTAGTATGATTCCCTCAAAGTGAGAAGTGTGAGATATGCCGGTCTTGCCTATCTTTGTGGAAAAATCTGCTATGTTGAATGGCATGTTTAGATCCTGTTACGACTGTCAGCATAGATTCGCGATTTGTTAGCTCCCACGAATCTATCGAGCGGTAAGAATAGCGCCATCTCCCATTCAGTTGGCTCAATGTAAAAGAATTTGGTCTTCACTTGCGAGATCAGATATCGTTTGATGCAGGGCTTGAAAAAACGATATCTAGATGCTTGATTTAGAATGTTGTACGATATTCTCAATCGAGTTGTCTCATCAAGTTCTTTAGTGCTAGCCACTTCATACAACGCATCCATCAATCTTGCTCGTAAAGGTATCGGTAGATAATGTAGGTTAATTCCCAGGAAAGATCCTCCTGAAGCAGCGAAACCAGAAGTGCGTCCTGTACCGATCGGAAATATGAGCGGATATCTATCATAATAGGGTAACTTATCCTTCGTCTTTGGATCATACTGAAATAGATACATTCTTCCAATCAAAGGTTTGTCGGTGAGTCTTGCGCTCTGACTCCGAATCATGCGACTGGGATTGGCTGTTGCAATGTTTCTAGCTTGTTGCCTAAACCAGTTTCTAGAATCGCGTTTCACGGAAGGAGTGAATCCGGCGGTCTGACCGCGCTTGAGTATCGTGTCGAAGACGTATGCTACCACGCTAGATTCCTAATTCCTTTTCCGTGAGGACCACAAATTGCCAATTCTTGTCGTCGCAGTACTCTTTGGCTGCATTCCACTTAGCCATATTTATTCCATATGTAGCAACCTCACGCAGGTACTTCTTAGTCGGTCTTGTTCCGTTATTCTTCGGTAAAGGTGGAACTGATTGCGCTCGCGGTTTGATCTCGATCATCTTGACTGTCATCTTTCCGTCTTTGTCGCGCATACGAACGACGAAGTCTGGAAAATAACGATGCCATTTTCCGTCGAGCGGAGACTTGTATGGGATGAATAGCTCTTCAGAAGCCCATTGAATGATGTTGGGATTTTCGTCGATATATTTCATAAATCGAAGTTCCCATGAAGAACGATATATTATCTTGGTTGGATCACCTTTATATTTCTGAGGATTCTTTGGGACGAAACGTCCAGTGTAAGTAGCCATGCCCCTTATGTAGTTGATATAAATATCGTTCAGGATAGGAGATACGTCGAATGACCGCAGCAGCAGTACGAGCAGTAAGAATGGGTATGGGCGCAGCATCAACTATCGCGGTTGGCGCAGCTCTTACTGCTTCAGGAATGACTCTGGCGAGTCTCGCGGGTGGAGGAGTTGGGCGAGATCCGTTCACGAACACCACTCTAAGATTTCCAGATGATCTAGGAAATATCGATCATTGGATATCTTTTGAGGCTGTTCAGACCAACGGTGCCGCCGCTAATCTGTTATCTGGATTTGGTGTTTCGATAGGAAGTAACTTCAATGTGGCAGGCGGATCGGTATATCTACCGCTGCCTTCTCAGCTTTCTACGAAATATGATCCACAGTATACCGACGAGAATCTGGGAATGGCTGCTGGAGCTGCATTAAAACCTTTCGATAGACAGATGTATGGAAACACCGATATTCCTGGTGCAGCTGCTGTAGGTGCGGGAATGGCTGCTGTGACAACATCCGTAGCTAAGAACTTCTTACCTGGAGCACAACAAGTTTTAAGCGGAGCGTCAACACTAGCTGGAGGTCAGGGATCAGTCGACGCCGCTTTGAAGGTATTCGGCGGCGTCGCACAGAATCCTCATAAGATAGTTCTATTCACAGGCGTAAATTTCAGGCAACATCAGTTCACTTGGAAACTGTCTCCAAAGAATAGAACTGAATCTAATCAGATCAGATCGATAATAGATTTCTTTAAATATTATTCACATCCAGAATACGTTGCTGGTGGATTGTTCTTCAAATATCCAGAATTCTTTAGAATCAGATTTCATCATCCAGAATATCTGTTTGAGATAAGACCCTCAGTATGTGAAGACGTTTCAGTCAATTATCACACTCAAGGATATCCTGCGTATGTGAGAGAAGCAGATGGAAGCGGAATACCTGCTCCCGCAGAGATAGAATTGTCTCTCTCATTCAAAGAGACGGAGATCATCACAAAGAATTCTCTTAATCCACCACAGAGAATCACAATACCCACGCAGACAATACCAAATCAGAGCATCGGTCCTGTACAGATAGGTCCGAATGGTCCGATATATTCACCGGGAGCATGAATGGCTTTTTTCTTTAGACCTTATCCAACAGTCAATTATCGTGTTCCTGGCACCAAAAGAAACATAAGAATGACTGATCTGACCAGAAGATTTGCTGTTTCTGATTTCTTGAATAACGCGAAAGCGTCATTCGACGAATATTATGTACAGGATGGCGAGCGACCAGATGTCGTGGCTTACGATTATTATGATGATCAGACATTAGATTGGTTGATACTTTTGACCAACGAGATTCATGATCCATATTTTGAATGGCCGCTATCGTACGAACAATTCAATGAATATGTTCGTCAGAAATATGGTAGCGTCTCAAATGCGATGTCTACCGTGCATCATTACGAACAGATATTACAGGAAAAGAAAGTTATATCGGATAATGGTCAACAGAGAATAATTCCAGAAAAAAAATTGATAGTCGATTATACGACTTATGCTTCTCTGACAGCTTCTGAGAGAAACGCAGTCTCTATATTTGATTATGAAAACGAACTAAATGATAATAGAAAACACATCTATCTATTAGATCTCAACTATACTCTCATAATTAAAGAACAGCATCCATACATCTTTGATGAAGGTACATCTATAAGATGAGTCAATCAGTCGGCGCTGGTAGTCTAACACAATGCACCATAGCTGGGCAAGATGTGAAGAATCTTGTCACGATGATGGATTATTTTGAGAGCATCTATTCACCAGCTGCATCAGTTAACATCACGCTAAACGATTCGAGCGGATTTCATAATAAAGCCAAACTAAAAGGCGGCGAAGAAGACATTGAGATATCATTTGGAAATAGAGAAGGACAATCTATACGAATGAAATTTAAGGTGGCCAAATCGAGTGATAGAATGCGTGTCAAAGAAAATCAAGACATGTACGTCATCACGGGAGTTCCGCAAGAATTCATGCAGAATAATCAAAAGTCGATCGACAAGGCATATAAAGATAAAAAAGTTTCTGACATGGCCAAAGATTGGCATGAAGAATACACGAAAAATTCTTCGACAATGAAAAAAGATCTGGTCACGAAGGAAGAGACCGAGGACAAACAGAGCTATTATGGCACAGGCCGCAGTCCCATCACGGCGATTCGTTGGGCTGCTAAAGAAGGAAAATCTTCAGAAGCGAAGGCCTCTAACTATCTATATTATCAGGACAGAGATGGATATCATTTCACTACAGTCGACAAGATGCTACAAGGTTCTGATAAATTCACTCTATCATATTCTCATCAGAACATAGGATCAGCCGGTGGTGATGCTGCGCGTAAGATAATTGCATTTGATCAGAAATCTGATTTTGATAACATGGATTCGAGCTATAGCGGTGCAGATTCTGACCACTATTATTTCTTTGATCCCACGGTCGGTAAGATAGACGGAGCAGATAAGGGTAAGAGAGATGGCGCGGGCGATACCACGCATACTGGAAAAGATCAGATAACACATAAAGAAAAGAGCTCAAGAGGTCAGAGATATAATCTAGTTGTGGCTCCAGGTCAAGTAAAGAGCAAGTTTCGTGATTCTCGAGATTCAAAGATCGCTGAGAACAAGAGATCATTACCAGAACATGGCGCGCAGTCTTCGGCTGCTCTACAATTAGATAATCTGATCGTAAATGTTAGAGTACCTGGTGACGTTGCTTATAAACCTGGAATCAAAGTGAAATTAAATATTCCCGCGAATCAGGAAGAGAACGAATTAGATCCTAGATCAGGTTCTTTCTTGGTCACTTCTGTGAGACACGTGACCATAAAAGATGATAAAGATTTCAAATACGAATGCATTTTGGAATGTAAGAGTGACTCGCAAAGCAAATCTTCTTCTGGCAATTCTGGAGTAACAAAATAATGGCTGAATTTGGCACAGTGATGGGTCAAGACGGTCTAAAGTGGTGGATAGGCACTGTGGAAGATCGTGGTTCTGGACAATTCTCTGGACAAAAAGATGAACTGAAACTTGGTCGCGTCAAAGTTAGAATACATGGTCATCACTCAGATAACAAGGGAGATCTTCCAACAAATGATCTTCCATGGTGTTATGTCATGACACCGACTACATCTGCTTCCGTCAGCGGAATAGGACAAAGTCCAACAGGTATAGCGGAAGGAACAAAGGTCATGGGATTTTTCATGGATGGAGATGGAGGACAGTATCCAGTTGTATTTGCAACATTACCTCACGTTCAACAAAAAGGTGGATCTGGCTCTAAAGCACCAGGTTCTGGGAGTGAGTGACAATGGCGTTCATAACTGTCAATCGTTTATCGACTTCTAACACAACACCGACTGTCACGGGAACAGTCTCTCTCGAGAGATTCGACTCGGATGGAAAACCAAAACACACCATAGAAGTCTATGCGAATTATGGTATATACACACTATTCGAT